CGCGAACTCAGCCTCTTTGAAGAAGCCCAGGTCGGCGAGGGCAGCGAGTTGCCCGCCTACTCTGAAGACGCCCTGGTCCATGCAAGAGCCTAGCCTTTGCGTTTTTTGAGCTTGGTCTTGAGGCGGTTGAAGCTTGTCCCCTTGCTGAGCGACTGCTTTGAGATGCTACCGACGAGCTGATAGTTTCTCTTCGCCGCAGGTTTCTTGCCCCGCTTCGTTCGACCGAGCTTCTCGAGCGCACGTTTGACGGCTGTTTCGGCGGCTGTCTTCCGCGTGATTACAGGGGCCGTCGGATTACCGTCGTCCTCTTGAAGCCACGATGTGAAGTCGTTTACCGCCTGAGCCGCACCGAGCTTATAGAACGTGGTGTCCGAATGGCTCATGTCAGTATGGGCGGTTGGCGTGTCCCGCGTCGCGACCGGGGTTCACCACGCCGGGAGCGGCTGGGGGTGGCGTGGACTGACCGGGCTTGAAGGCCGGGGGCGGCGGCGCGGCTTTGGGCGGCGGCATCGTCTTCTGTGGCGGCGGTGTTCCGGCCACGCCCTGTGCTTCCTTCTGGGCCATGGCTTGGAAGTCTTCCATGGCGGCGGCAGCGCCAAGCTTGTACGCGGTATCGAGATGGCTCATCGTGTTCTCCTTATCGTGGGCAAAGTATAGGCTATGGCCTGCGATTACCCAATCTTAACTGTGTCGTTGATGGCGACCTCGCCCCGTTTGTAAGCCCCGAGCGCCTCCTGTTTACTCTTGAAACTCCGCGTCTTACCACCCTTGGCGGCGCTTGCGGTGTAAACACCCAGGATTGCTTCGTGCTGCGGGAAAACCATGAGGTCCGATTTCGTTTTATCTCCGAAGAGTTGGTTGGATAGTGTCATCGATTTGACGTCTTGAACAGCCCCATCACTGACCGGCACGTGAACTTGCACGGTGTCGCCGTCGTAGTCCATGTTCATCCCCTCTTCCATGAAGGGGTTGACGCGAATCGTCTTGCCGGGCACGGGCACAGGGTAGGCGCCAATCATGCTGAAGCGATGGAGCGTCGGAGCGCGGTTCACCACCACGGGTCGGTCCTTTGCTTCGCGCATCAGCACATCGCGTGCGTGTGGGTGACGGTCAGCAATCATGTCCTTCGCATCGAGAGCTTTGTAACCTCCTTGCACGAGACGTCGCATGAGGTGAGGCTCGTACGTCTTCCACATCATGTCTTCGGGCAGTCCGACCTGGTCCATGTTCAGGTTGAGGTCTGGTGCCACCGTCCCGCGACCCGTGAGGTCTTGTGGTTTCTTGAGCAGCTTGCCGTGAAAGAAGCCGCGCTTGGGGCTGCCCTGTCCTGCGATGGTTGTGATGAAACCCTTGGCACCGCGTCCCTTGAGCTGAGGACTTACAGCTTCGCCCAGGCCGAACACAGCGCGGGTTGCGTCGTAGAGATGAAGGCGAGCCTTTCCAACCTCTTCTTCAGGGAGCACTTTACGCGCTTCGCGTAGCGACTCATTGGCGAGCATCGTGTCACGGTAGAGGTAGTTCGCGTCGGCGATGAGCAAGTCTCTCTTACCGCGCGACGGTAGAACGGGACGCATCACCGGAGGCACTACCGGAAGCTTCGACAGCACGTACGCTTCGTCCGGCTTCATCTTCTGACGCTGCAAGCTGCGGATGGCTTTGAGTTGCTTGACGGCGTTGTCCAGAGTTGCACCCGTAGCATCACGCGACTTGGCTTCCAGACCCTTTCGATGTGCGTCCAAGTCGAGCGCACGCAAACGTTTCTGGATACCCTTACCACCTTCGCGTTGAAGCGTCTTGCGGAACTGCGCTTTGGTCATGCCGAGCATGCGACGCACCGGGTCTTCGAACGTCGGGTTAACCAGGGGCTCGGTCAGCGTCACGTGTCCCCAGCGATTACCACTCGTGCCGCCCGTGATGACGGGGTCGAACAGACCACCCTTCTCTGGCGCGAGGTCCTTTTCTCGCACCATCATCGGGCGTTTGATTTCACCCGAAGAGAGCTTGGTGATATCGTTGTCGGTCATCGGTCCAAGGAAGAGCTGCTCGTTGCTCTTGTCAAGCTTGATGCCCGCACCGCCCAACATGCCGGCGAATTTGTCGTAAGCGAAAGAGCGGCGCATCGGAGGTGCCGGCTGACCGAGTTGGTAGGCTCGCCACCAATCATCGTTCCGTGAACTCTTCAGCGTGGAGGCCTCACGCAGAACGTTGCGAGCGTTGTGCGCGAGGTAGCCGTTGATTTCCATCCGGCCCAGAGACTTGGCACCCTCGCCTCCGCCCTTGGCTGGCTGCATGTTGACGTCGTAGTCGCCGATGCCGCGAGCCGAGTAGTTGGTCTCCGTGGATTTGAACAGCTTGTACGTGTACTGCGGACCAACCATCACACCCTTACCATCTGGCCCTTTGATATCCTTGCCAGTGATAGGGTTGTGCAGCACTTCTTTGTCGGTGAGCCCGTGGTCCTTCAGCAGACCTTTGGCCCATTTGACGTTGTTGCGGCCCGACATCGAGGGGATGGCGATAGGCTGGCCCGTCTTTCGAGCGACCTTGGCGACGGCCGTCTCGATAATTTGAGCTGGATTTACGCGGGAAACTACGCCAGACGAAGTCATGAGTAGGTCGAGAGGCTTACCGTCTTTTGTCTGGACCATGCGCTCGTCGGAGATGATTTTCGAGATGACGCCCTTGTTGCCGTAACGCCCTGCGACCTTGTCGCCGACGGCTGCTGACTCCTGTGTCTTGACTGTGAGGAGTACACGGGTAGAGGTCACGACGACGTCGATGACTTTACCTTCGTTGCGGTGGTCCCAGATGACGGTTATCTCACGGTACGGTGTAGCCAAGGTCTTGTGCAGACGCCCGAGCATTTGTTGGTCGGGTGTCGGTGCAGTCTTGCGGATGGCGAGTACCAGCGGGTCACCTGGTTTGATGACCGCACCGGGTTTCGCTACGCCTTGGTTGTCGAGGTTGCCGTACTGCTGCGTGGACCACCGTGACCCGAACTGGACTTGGTGCTTCTTCTTGTCGAGCACCACATCGTTGTCCAAAGGCAACGACTCCTTATACATGTGCTCGCTGGTCAACTTCCGAGCGCCGGTTTCGGAGACGACGACAGCGTCGTTCGAGTTCATGCCGTAGTAGGCCATGTAGCCTACGTCCAGGTTGCGGCCCAGCGCGAGCTTCCCGTTCTGCGTGTAGTTCGAGTCGGCCAGATGCTGGTTCGCTTTGACGCTGTCGCCCTTCTTTACGATGACGTTGTTGTGCAAGTACGTCTTGGCGGACAGCGGGAAGTTGTCGTCGTAGGGAATCTTGATGAGCGGCGCCGCAGCCGTCTTCTCGTCGTCGTCTTCTTCTGCGAGCGTGACGTGTTCGATGGGAGCCATCATCGGATACTCGGACAGTACGACGTGCTCGCCATGCTTACGGCTATCAGGGCGCAGGTAGATGTAGTCCTTGTCTATCTTCGCAACGGTGCCGGCGACAGGCGCGGTTGGTACGATGAGGTCCGCTAGCTCTTGCTCGAACGTACGGTCGGGGTTGTAGGATTCGACTTGCACCAGTGGTTCTTCTCGTCCGAGAAGAGGCAGTGCTTGTGTCGAATATTTTCCGCCCATGATGATGCGGTTGCCTTGAAGGCTTTCGGGCATCGGAACTGTGTTGCTCGCTGGGCTGAACATGAACGAGGGGTGTGGTAGTTCGTAATCCACATCCTTCTTGCTGACAGAAACGAGCTGTCCTTGGCGCAACGCTGATATGCCTCGAGACTTCTTGGACTCGCCAGGGAAGGCGACCGTCGATTCTTCGAGCTTGCGAACAGGAACATCTTCAAGGCGCCCAGTACGTTTGTTGCGCATGAGCGTGTGCATGCGGCCATTGCCATCTCGTTTCGTCCAAAGGGACGCGCGAAGGTCGATGCCTGCACGAAACGATTCAGGGGTTCGCGCAGGGTCAATGACACCAAAGTGCGTGTGGTGCAGGTTGCGAGCTTCGCTGGGCACGGCGCGCTCGGAGCTGATACCGCCCTCGCCCAGGTTGGTGACACGCACAGCACTGTCGATGATTTCCATCGGGTTGATTTGCGTGGGGATGGCAGCCAACGAGGCGTTGGTCACGAAGCCACGGAGCGACCGTGTGAACGGAGACACTGGGAGCGCACGGTCGAGCGAGGGTTTCTTGCCTCCGGTACCGAGACGCATACGCGCTTTGCGCTGAACGTTCCGGCCTTCGAGCTGGATGCGCTCCTTGATGAAGTCGTCGACACCGTGGAGCGACTGATACGCCAAGCTGTCGCGGTCATCGGTATCGACGCCCTTGCGATGCACGTCGAGCAGCTTCTGGGATGCCTTGAGTAGCGTGTCGGGCGTGACGTGCTTGTAGGGTTTGCCCAAGGTACGCTCAGTCACGCTCGGGTCGAGCATCGTGTTGCGGTACTGCTCGGTGATTTCGCGTGCCTGAGACTCAGGCTGCGTGGCGGTTCGTTTGTAGGGCGGCACGAGCCGCTCGTACAGCTTGGCGACCGCTTGGTCTTCCTTCTTTTTGAAGGCGTCACGGTTGCTGGTGACCATCCCCGAGCCCCAGTGCTTCGAAATCTCTGTGTCGTTGATGCCCATCTTCTTGAGCACCGGGTAGAGCGGGATGTTGGTTGAGCCGTACTGAAGAAACATGTGACCCTTGGCCGGGTTCATGTTGATGCGGAAGTTTTCGCCCTTGCCCAGGTTGAATGCGGCTTCCAACTCTTCGTTGCCACGGACGCGCGTGTAAACGCCTGGTCGAACACGGCGCTGGTGCGCGACGGAGTACTCGTTACCATCGACGACGAACGTGTGGCGCTGTGTGAAGAAGGGAAGTTGAGCTAGCGTTTGATTCTTTTTGCGCTCGATAACCTTGCCGCCCTCATCTTTCAGTACGAGGTCGCCGCGCAGCGGTTCTTGGAGTGTGCTACCACGCAGGATGGCGTCCTTCTGCTCACGTGAGGAGAAATCGCGAGGCTTCACATGAACGTTCTCCACCTCCACCGAGTGGGATTTGGTCTGAAGAGGGAAAACGCTGTGAATCCCCTCGATTGCCTTCTGCCGGATTTGCTCACGGCGGGTAGCCGCATCGACCAGCACTGGTGTGAGTTTCATGCTCATGGCCTCTCGTCCGAAGTATAGGCGACTCGCCCATGTTTCCAAAGACTGGGAGTGTTTTTGGTATAAGAACGTGCCCCGGTACCATCTAGCTTTTGGGAAAACCCTCCCCAAGAGCTAGAGGGGCCGGAGTCACGCTCGGTTAGAGTCGTGTTTATCTAGGCTAGCCGCCAAAAAGAGGGTTCACTCACACGCCTGCGGAGGTGCGTAAAATGACATTAGAACAGTTCGTTCTTTTGTGGATTGAAAAAGGATGTTCCATCCATGAGTTAAACAGCATCGTACGAAAGAATCGTACGTGCTCCATTCCCGACGAGCTAGGACGGCTCGCGGCGCAGCGGGGAATCACGCTGACGAGTGACGAGGCGTACGGCATCGTCAGTGCGCTGTGCGATTGGGCAGACAGGCTGAAGTTCTGGCCTTTGGACCCTGCCAAGAACCCCGAGCCGTGGTACGGCCGCGACGGTGAGTTGCCGTTGTGCGTACTCTCCACGGACGACGCTCAGTACATCGACTACAACGACATGCCGCGCATCTTGGCGTTGTACGATGGCAAAAACTTGCCCGATTACCTACCCGACGGGGAGCGTCAGTCTCGCATTCGTCGTCAGCGTCACAGGCCTGTGCTGACGACTCATTGCAGACAAGACGACTGCAACGAAAAAATCATCATCACCGTCTCGATGGCTGCAACGGCCATCAGGAAACACAAGCTCATCGAACGTGAAGACGTGTACGAACCCTCGACTCTTTGCAAGAAGCACCGAGCCGAGAGGGACGAAATCCTTGCTCAGAAGCGGCAAGAGCGAGGTCGGAAGGGGGCGGGACCGATGAGGACCCCCATGGCACAAGCCGCGAAATGGACCAAAACGAAGGAGGTCAAGGATGTTGATTCGAGCGCTGTTACTACTCCTCCTGTAATGGAGGAGGCAGCGTCTTCGCAACCACCTCCGCAACAGGAAGTGGAGGCGCCGCCGTCTCAGGAGGAACGACCGGAGGAACGACCGCAGGAGTCGGCCCAGCCGGAGTCTCAACTGTAGCGACCGCAGATGTGGGTTCTGTCCCCTCGCTTCCGGGCTCGGGCTCGGGAGCGGGGGGTTTTTCTTCACGGGTAAACAGGTCTTTGAACCATTGCTTTACGGGCGAGGTTACCGGGCTGATGAGGTTGGTCGATATTTCATTACGCAACAGGTCGGCACGTTTCTTTAGCAGGTGGCGTGCCGCTGCTTTGAAGAAATGTGGCGTCGAGGTCATGACGGCAGCGTATCTCCCGTTGTCTTTTTTGGTTTGGGTGTCAGGTAGCTGCACGCGATGACCATCGTGCCATCGCGAAGGGTGGTCTTCTCTTCCCAACGTAGGATTGCTCCACCATCCAAGATATCGTTCATAAGCATTTCGTACTGCCCAGAGTCGTCGCGCTCCACGAATTCGGGGCGACCTCTCTCGTCGTGTCCGACTTCGACCTGTCCCATGATAAAGCGTTTGAAGTGCGCACGGAAGTTGTAGCGCGGAACTCCTGCGACGTTCTTGCCCGATGCTTCGGGTACGTTGTCGATGACTTTCTCACCGGATGGGATAGGGAACTGAGCGAAGAGCTGAGGTACGTCTGCGCTAGCGCCAAGGCCGGTGTCGTCGGGGAATTCCTGGGCACGTTTTACGGTGTCAGCAACACTCTCTGAATCGTTCTTGCCCATCAGCCACCCCCGCCTTCAGCCTGGCGCTTACCTTCGTAGGCTGCTTGCGTCTGGTATTGCTCGAGCTGTTGGATGACCACGGCGTACATGACGGCGTCTTCCACCTGGAGCGAATGAAGCTGGCTCTTACGCATGCCGGGGTCGAGCGACATGAGCTGCTGTGCGATGCCGTCAGCTTGCGCGAGAACTTGCTGCTGGTCGTACTGCATTCCCTGACCCAGTGACGCTTGTGATTGCGCCTGCTGTGCGAGGGATTGCTGGAGCTTCTGAATCTTGAGCTGCAACGTCTGCTGGAAGCGAACTTCGTCGAGCTGCTCTTGTTGCCGGCGGTCACGTTCCTTCTTGAGGTCGAAGTCGTTTATCTCAGCAATGGTGGTGTTCGAGATGAGCTGCCCCTGCTGGTTGAGCTGCATGATGAGCTGCTTCTGCTGCACGTCGTCGATGAGTTTGAACTCGGTCAGCTCGACATCGACGGTGCCCCAACCCAAAATTTTACAGCTCTTGTCTGTTATCCACTGGAGCAATTCATTTAGCTCTGACGTATAGGTCAGGAGCTGGTTCTCCAGCATACGGAGAGTGATGGCGGAGCCGGTGAAGCTCAAGCCACCGTAGATGAACTCACGCGGGATGCCCATCGCTGCGATGATGTTGTCTTCGGCTTCTTTCACTTCGCCGAGCGTCAACAGCGCACGACCATCGCCACCAATCTGCGTCGAGTCCACGGGGACTGGCGAGTGCATGATGGTGAGCGGGTCTTTGCGGTGTTGCGCCAGACCTGATTTCACTTCTTCGAACATGCGCGCGATAGAGATGGTCTGAATCGGGTCAGCGTTGGCCGAGGCTTGTTTCGGAAAGAGAATGCGGAAGGGCACCAGATGGTCGAGTGCAATTGCCTCGTTAGCTTTCCGAAGCACAGCCGCGTAGAAGAACATCTTGATGGCGGACGTCAGCGGTGGGAAGCCCCACTGTTGGTCGATGCCTGCGGGCGGCGCGACCTTCATGTGGTAGACGTAGCCGGGCGCGAACTTGAACATCTTGTTGTCGCGAACCGCTTTGAGGAACTCGAGCGGCATCGTGTTGAGCAACAGCTTGTTGCCCTGACGAATGCGGTTCTTCAAGTCCGGCGGGACCGAGTAGTAGTACGTCGACTCACCCGA